ATTAAAATTAAAACATTCGGGTGGTAACAGCGTAAGTATTGCTGCACCATCTAGTAACCCTGCTTCTAATAGGACATTAACTGTACCGAGTAATGCAGATGGAACAATACTTACTAACTCAACTCCAGGATGTATTCTTCAAGTAAAACAAACTGTTTATACAGATAATGACGTTGACATATCAGTACCAGCTCATGGGAGTGGACAAACTGGTGATTACGTAACAATAACACAATTAAATTGTAGTATTACTCCAACGAGTTCTAGTAATAAAATTTTAGTATCTGGTTTTGTTTTTGGAGAGCCTAGTAGCTCTCCTCATGTATATTGTTTTGGATATGCACGAACAATCTCAGGAGGAGCTTTAACAGCATTTGGTCGTGGAACTGGTAGTGGTCAAGGTATGCAAGTTACTTCAATGATGACTCAAAATTATCATGGTGATGACAATGATAGTACACCTACTTCTACTGCTTTACCTCAATATTTAGATAGTCCAAACACAACAAGTGCTATTACATATCATATCCAAATAGGAAGATCGGAAAGTGGAAATCAAACTTTTCATTTAAATACATCATCAACTGCCAATGATTATCCTTATGACGAAAACGGCTTATCCATGTTAACTTTAATGGAGGTGGCAGCATGAGCACATTAAAAGTAGACGGAATCCGTTCCAATTCCGCATCAAGCGATGCCATAACGTTGGCAAGCGATGGAACGTGTACAGCGAATATTACTAATAACCTAAGTAATAGAAACAAGCTAATTAATGGAGAAAATCTTATCTCGCAAAGAGGAACATCAGAAACAGGAGTTGCAAGTACAAAATATGCAAACGCACCTGATAGATGGCAATTTTATGCTTATCCCTCTAGTCAAAGCGGAACTTTTACTGTATCTCAAGACAGCACAGCACCAAATGGATTTCAAAAATCTTATAAAGTAGATTGCACAACAGCAGATACAAGTTTACAGGCAGATAGCGGAGTAATACTTAGACAAATTATTGAAGAGCAAAATCTACATGATTTTCGTAAAGGTTTTTCAGATGCTAAACAATTTTCACTTTCTTTCTATGTAAAGACTTCAAAAACAGGTACTTATGTTTGCGAATTGTATGACATGAGAAATACTCGTCATGTTTCAGCAACTTATACTGTTTCAGACACAAACTGGAATAGATACACAATTACATTCCCTGCTGATACAACAGGAAGTTTCGTTGCTGCTAACATCGGTGGAGGATTAATTGTTCATTGGTGGTTAGTCGCGGGAACAAATTATACTTCTGGTTCTTTAGGAACAACTTGGGGAAATACGGCAGCAAATAGAGCAGTTGGTCAATTAAATTTTGCTGATTCTACATCAAATATTTTTTATCTCACGGGATGTCAACTAGAAGTAGGCAGCGTGGCAACAGATTTTGAACACAGGTCGTATGGTCAGGAGCTTGAGCTTTGTAAAAGATATTTTCAAGTTTTAGTTGATAGTGGCAATGCTGAATCTTTTGGAAATGCTACTGGTTATAATTCAACTACTATTCATTTTGTAACACCATTAAGACCAGAAATGAGAACTGTTCCAACATTAGATTATACAAATGGTACTGATTACTATGGAGCATATCAAAATAATACTGTTGATTATTTTAATGATTGGACTGTAGTGAGTAACTCTCATAGTAGGGCAGTTGATATAAGTGCTGGTGGTGGTGTTAGTATAACGGCTGGAAGCTCTGTATTATTAAGAACCACTAATGCAGCATCTAAAATTAGATTTTCTGCGGAGCTTTAAATTATGGCATATCCAACAAATCCAATTTATAAATTAGTAAAAGATCCGTTTACTAATCAAGTTGTTTCAGTTCTTACTCAAACAGGAGATTCTGAACCTTATCAAGTTAAATGTATTCCATTTAATGAAGCAAACACCGACTACCAAGAGTACCTTGAATGGGCAAAGACAAACACAGCGGAGGCAGCTGATTAATGGCATTAACAAAAATAAAAGCTGATGGCTTAACAGCTGATTTAATAGATGAGACAAAGTTAGCCGATAACTCTATAGACTCAGAACATTATAATGATGGGTCTATAGATAACGCCCACTTAGCTGATGATGCTGTTGGTGTGGCTGAACTCTCAGCTACTGGTACAGCATCTAGTTCCACCTTCTTAAGAGGAGATAACTCATGGGCAACTCCTACTGATACTAATACTGTTACAACAATAAACAACAACGCAGATAATAAAATTATTACTGGCTCTGGGACTGCTAATACTTTAGAAGGTGAAGCTTTAGCACAAATAGATAGTGGTGGAGATTTATGGATAGGTCATGCACCTACTACTCACTATGATAATAGAAAAATGTTTATACATCAGCCAACTGCTGGTGAAACAGCTTATCTTTCTATAACAGGAGAGCAAGGTGCTGGAATAGTTTTTGGAGACAGCGTAGGTCAGAATACTGGTAACTATGAATCTTTAATATGGCATAACAACAGTGATGATTCATTAAAAGTTACGACTGATAATGGCAATAAAGGTATAAAAATAGAAAACGGTGGAGATGTTGAAGTAATTGATGGCAATGTAAAATTTGCATCTGGTCATGGTATTGACTTTAGTGCTACTTCTGATGCTAGTGGGACTGGTATATCTATGGGTAATGAGCTTTTTAAAGATTATGAAGAAGGCTCTTGGACTCCAGTTATAAAGAAATATGTTAGTGGTTCTTGGGTAAACGCAACTATGACTACTGCTGGTGGTATATCTGATTGTTACTATGTGAAAATAGGAGATATATGTCATTTCCATGTAGCTTGGAGTGGTTTTGAAGTTTCAGATTCTAGTTATTGCGTATTAGGAGGATTACCTTTTGCTTCTGAGGGTCGTGGTCAATGTGTTGTGACTTATACTACTGCTTTTAATAGTCACCAAAATCAAGGTGGACATATAAGTGCTGGTGGTGATCAACAGATACAATTTTATCATACTGGTAATAATTGGAACGCATGGAACAATAATACAGCTGGACTTTATATCTATGCAGATGGCTGGTATAAAGTAGCATAAACAACAAAAAATTATGGCATTAACAGAAACAATCGAATACGACAAAATAGAAGTTGTCGGTAAATACAAAGCAGTGCAAATAAGAAAAGCACATATTGTCAAAAAAGACGATAAGGAACTTACAAGATCTTTTGAAAGATATGTATTAAATCCAGATGCAGATGTCAGCAAAGAACCAACAGAGGTTAAAGCTGTATGTGATGCAGTTTGGACAGATACGGTGAAAGACTCGTGGAAGAAATACCAAGAATCGAACTCCCCAGAGTAACACCTATAGAAACAATATCCATCCCTTTACCAACAGCTGAGGTTCCTTATTATGTACCTTTAGTAGTTCCTCCTAGTGATCTTAAAGAACCTGAAGGTACTAAACCAATAGAAACAACTGAAGTACCTCCACCTCCTACTTTAAACTTACCACCCTTACCACCAATCCCTATTCCACCACCTGAAGTCTTAGTTCCTACAGTAATCACAGCTGTTACAGCCGTAGCAGCAACAACTGTAGCTACTCCTATTATTCAGGATTTAAAGGAAAGAATAACGAAGTTTTTAAATAATAAAATTAAAAAATGGAAGGAAAACCGGAAGAAAAAAAGAAAGGGCTAATAGGTAAGCTAAAAGATGTTGCTGAAGATAAGGAACATCAAATAGAAATCTTAGGTACCTTTGTAAGACTGGGTGTAGTGGTGTGGTCAGGCTTCATCATTACAATGAATTACGTAGATATACCAATGGTTAAGAAGTCTGGTAATTCAGATATCACTTTTGTCGCCAGCGTCTTTACTGGAGCTTTAGCCACATTCGGTTTGACTACTGGTAAGAGTAATAATAACAAAACACTTGAATGCCCGATGGCACAAAAAGACAAACCAAAAGCATGAAGAAATTAATTCTGCTTTTAGCTCTGTTATCACCCAGCATAGCTAGAGCCAATACTGTCACTCCACAGTTCACAACAGGGAGTATGAATAGTACCACTACTACAACTCAAACTATCGTAGAAACAGAGCAAGTCCAGGTTTTTGGAGCAGCTGTTAATACGTGGTCGGGTACAAATATAACTCCATCAGCAGATATAACAACAAGTGGTACAACGTTTTCTGTGACTAACGCAGCCAACCCATGGAGTTTAGAAACAACAACAAGATCCGCAGGGTTAGTAGAGCAAAGAGATTACACCCGAAATTACACAATAAACTCTACTACTACTTCGCTCTCTGTCTTCTCACAGTAAACCCAGCGTTTGCTGAAGGAGATACCAATAACAATAGTAACCCCGTGGCAGCGGCGACGGGAAATGTTACAAATCAAGCCGTGCAATTCCAGAACAATGGAGCTTCCTCGAGACAGCAGTATTCGCAAGGGATCTCGTGTAATGGATCAACAATGACGTTTAGTCCTTTTTATATGGGCAACCATACTAATCCGTATTCAGCGGATGAAGATACCAAAGAATTATACCCTTCTAGTTATCAATTAAATGAGAACTGGGGTTTTCAAGTTAACTTCATGGTCCCTCTAGATAGAGAAGGTTTACGACAATGTAAAGCCATCGCTAAACGTCAGGAAGAAAAAATGCAATTAGATTTTGAGCTCGTTCGTGCATTAAAATGTGCCGAGCTCCAGCAGAAAGGCTTTACCCTACTACCTGGATCAAGGGTCTATCACCTTTGTTCTGATGTAGTACCTATTCAATCATTATTACCAAAAGAAAATGTTAGCACTAATAAAACCTCTCGTTTTAACTTCTTTAAAAAGTGAGAAGTTTAAGAAATTTGTAGTAGAACTACTAGAAAAATTAGTTGAATCCACGGATAACGATTTAGACGATACCGCCCTAAGAATAGTTAAAAAAGGTTTAGGAATAGAATAATGCCCTATGAAGTTATACACGGGAGAACTGGTTACAGAGACATCGAGAAAATTTTTAAAACATTTGAAGCTGCTGATAATTATATAAAATATCAGCGTGGTTTAGGTAGAGATGATACTCACTATTTAGAAATAGATCGTGTTGATGCATCTGGTTCTAAAAAGAAGGAAAAGCTTCTGGCAAAAAAATCAAACAACTCAAACAAACTAAAAATTAAAAGCACATAAATGAAAGACGGAATAGGTAGGGAATTTGATGATGAATTAACAGATTTTCTTAACTGGTACTTAGATGCTGGTTTGAGAATTTTCACCCCTTTAGATAACTCAATACATTTTGTAGAAAATCTTACTTCAACATGTATTTATAGACATGAGCAATTTCAAGTTGAATTTGTGACTGTTAAACCAAATACTTACATTCCACCACATACTCACCCTAATGTTGATTCTTATGAAGTGGCATTAAAAGGTATTGAATTTTATTCAAATGGTGGTACCACTCTTCCAATGTGGTTTGCAAATCAAAAAGCAGAAGATTCTAATCTATCTGCTGCACATTATTTATTTGTACGAGTCTTACCTAATGATGAACATGCAGCTAAAGCTGGACCAAATGGTGGATGCTTTTTGTCTGTTCAACAATGGAAGAATGGAGTTAAACCTTCTGCCGTAGGTATGGACTGGAAAGGCGGAAGTAGTATGGGAGATAGTCATAATACTCAAATAACCAGTACAACTGAACATGAAGAAGAAAGCAACTGAAGAACAGTTCAATGAACTACATCAGTTGGTCACACAAGAGTTTTTAGACAGAGTTAAGAGTGGAGAAGCTACTACTCAAGATTTAAAAGCAGCCTGTGATTGGCTGAAATCTAACGATATTAGTGGTATTGCTTATGATGGCAACCCATTATCAAAACTGGCAAACGTATTACCAGAAATAGACCCAGAGTTAGTCAAAACAAAACTATATGGCAGACAAAGGAGCTAAGTACGCAAACGGTAACTACAAAGCTCAACAAAAGGCGTACAACAAAACTAAAAAAGGAAAAGAATTACGTGTCAACGCAAATAAACTTAATCGGAAACTTGGTACTTATGGAAATGGCGATAACAAAGACGCTGCTCACTATAAGGGGAGTAAGACCAAAGGAAGACTCCAAAGCCCAGCAGTTAACCGAAAAAGCAGACTCAAGATACGTAAATGACCCCATTACTACCTAGCCCAAAACATTACTTATACAACTTAATAACCATGACAAGTCCTGACGCTAAAAAGCTCTGGAGAAGAGCTATTAAACAGCACTTTAATTGTCAATGTGTTTATTGCGGAAAATCTTATGAAGAACATGAACTTACACTCGATCACGTCACGCCTCGTTGCAGAGGTGGAGAAGATCTTACGACGAATATCGTCCCCGCCTGTCAAAAATGTAACCAAGGGAAAGGTAGTAATAATTGGCTCAGATGGAGTCGAGAGACATTTGGAAGTCAACCTGAGCGAGAACAACTTATAAGCGATCATATCGCTGCATAATTAATATTGATACATTTGTATGGATGATACGTTAACAGCCCTTCAGAGCGATTTTAAGCTGTTTCTACAGGCATTGTGGGACCAACTTGATCTCCCTCAACCTACACGGGCTCAATATGCAATTGCAGACTACTTACAAAGTGGTCCTAAGCGTTTACAAATCCAAGCATTTCGGGGAGTAGGTAAAAGTTGGATTACTGGAGCATTTGTGCTCTGGACTCTATTTAATAACCCCGAAAAGAAAATAATGATAATCTCTGCCTCTAAAGAGAGAGCAGACAACATGAGTATCTTTTTACAAAAACTAATTATTGAAACACCATGGCTTTCTCATTTACGTCCGAAGTCCGACGATGCAAGGTGGTCCAGAATAAGCTTCGATGTGAACTGCTCACCTCACCAAGCTCCAAGCGTAAAGTCGGTGGGCATCACTGGTCAGCTAACCGGAAGTCGAGCCGATCTTATGATCTTGGACGACATCGAGGTTCCAGGAAACAGCATGACGGAGTTAATGCGTGAAAAGCTTCTTCAACTCTGTACCGAAGCTGAATCTATCCTTACGCCAAAAGACGATAGCCGTATTATGTATCTCGGGACTCCTCAGACTACTTTTACTGTTTATCGTAAGTTGGCAGAGCGGAATTATAGACCATTTGTCTGGCCAAGTAGATACCCAAAAGATATTACACCCTACGAAGGATTAATAGCACCTCAATTACAAGAAGATATAGATAATGGAGCACAATCAGGAGAATGTACAGATCCAGACCGATTTGATGATGATGATTTACTCCAAAGGGAGTCAGCTATGGGACGAAGTAACTTTATGCTTCAGTTTATGCTTGACACAAGCTTATCTGATGCTGAGAAGTTTCCTCTTAAGATGGCTGACCTTGTTGTTACCAGTGTTAATCCTACTGAAGCACCCGATAATGTCATATGGTGCTCCGATCCTAAAAACATCATCAAAGATGCACCAACAGTTGGTCTTCCTGGAGACTATTTCTACTCACCTATGCAATTACAGGGAGAGTGGACACCATACCAAGAAACAATCTGCTCCGTTGACCCCTCCGGTAGAGGAACCGATGAAACAGCAGCCTGTTATATCTCCCAGAAGAACGGCTTTTTATACCTACATGAGGTGCGAGCCTATAGAGATGGGTATTCAGATGCGACCTTGCTCGATATTTTAAAAGGTTGTAAAAAATACAACGCTACCACCTTAGTTGTAGAGACAAACTTTGGAGACGGTATAGTTAGTGAACTTTTTAAAAAACACCTTCAACAAACAAAGCAGAACATTTTTGTGGATGAAGTTCGAGCGAATGTTAGGAAAGAAGACAGAATCATTGATAGTCTTGAACCTGTTCTTAACCAACATCGCCTTGTTGTTGATAGGAGTGTCATTGATTGGGATTACAGCTCAAACAAAGAATATCCTCCAGAACAAAGACTTCTCTACATGCTCTTCTACCAAATGAGTAGGATGTGTCGTATGAAGTTTGCTGTTAAACATGATGACCGTATTGACTGTTTAGCTCAGGGAGTTAAATACTTTACTGATTCATTATCAATTTCAGCACAGAAACAGATAGACCTAAAAAAAGAAGAAGAGTGGAATGATATATTACAAGGTTTCTTAGATGATCCACAGTCAAGTGCTAATCATTTAGTACTGGGAATGGATGTTCAACAGAGACAACAAGCAAGACTTAAGACATCAGGTAAAGATACTCCTAAGTGGATTTAGGGGGTACCCCTACGTATACAGGGGAAGGGTGGACCCCTGTAATTGGGAGCTTAGGCTCCCTTTTAATAGACATCCGTGAATGATGTCACTTTAAAACACCGCTCTCCACTTCCCTAAAGGGGTTTGAGAGGAGAGTTCTATTAACATCACTATATATGCCTAAACTTAAACTAAATAGATTTAGAAAGCTATACAAGAGTCTTAAGACTCCTTGGAAACCACTCAACTGGCTAATACTTGGTTATTTGATTGGCATAGAAGATATGTATATTAATGTAGTATCTAAACAAACTGTAGATACTGCTATTGAAGACTACCTTGATGAGGTAGAAGATAAAATGTACCCACCTGAAGTAGTTGAACATGAAGATGGGTCTTTTAGTATAGGAAAGATAAATGACTAACATTGGATTAGAAATTATATTCTGGACTGTATTAACCCTGTATTTACTCACCCGTATAGGACTTTTTAAATGAAGATATTCCTAGATTCAGCTATCACTACTGATATAGAAGATAGACTACATACTGGAATAATTGATGGTGTAACAACCAACCCCACTCTTATTAGAAAGAGTAATGAAGACCCAGATGTGGTCTATGGAGAATTAAACAAGATGCGTGTTAAAGACCTCAGTATTGAGGTTAAAGGTAACACGGAAGAAGAACTGGCGGCTAACGGCATTATGTATAGTCGTAGGTTTAAAGAGATGGCTACTATTAAGCTACCTTGTACCGTAGAAGGTATTAAGGCTTGTAAGAAGCTATCTACGTTAAATATTAGGACTAATATGACCTTAGTGTTTAGTGTTAGTCAGGCAATACTGTGTTCCTTAGCTGGTGCTACTTATGTTTCTCCTTTTGTTGGGAGATTAGATCAGATTGGAGAAGATGGTGTAGGACTTATCCAGGATATTGCTAAGGTGTTCTGTATGAATAAGAGTAAGACACAGATATTAGCTGCTTCTATACGCTCTCCTAAGCAAGCAGAGGATGCTTATAAGGCTGGTGCTCATATATGTACTTTGCCGGTTAATGTGTTTGATCAAATGTTCCGTCATAAGCTTACAGATGATGGTCTTAAGCAGTTTGCTATAGATTTTGGCATAAATTTGTGAGGTCTATTATCGATGTTGGCGGGACGCAAAAACCCCCTATGGGGGGTGGTCGATCCTCTCAGGACTTAATATTATGTCCAATCGGTGTCCAGTCCACTATTTAATATAAAAAAAACTAGATATAGCAAGGGTTTTCAGTAGATGTAGTACTGTCTAAATGGCAGAACTTTATATAAAATCCTAATTATTGAGCCATGCGGCGGGTTGTTTTTGATAGATCAATGTTAAGCGACCTGTTGCCGTACTTTCTACACATAAATAGATATAAGGCTATGACTTGAATTACAGCGAAACAGCTAAATCTTAACAAACCTGTAACAATCCTGAGATCCCAGTCTATACCTGGAGTTTCGGCGATTTGATAGTGAATCTATAATTAAATTAGTTTTTAATTGGTTTATTTTTTGATATAGTGAAATTGACATAGTTCTTTCGATTGTATTAATCATTAGAAAGTTGCTCCAATGAAATCTATTAAGAAAGTAAGAAAAGCGAAGCAGGGACGGGAACTAAGACCTAAATGGCATAGACCACACCCCAGAGAAAGAACAAGGAAGTAAAAGACAGTAAGTAAGGCTTACCGCATAGTTCAAGTCTATGCCTGTCTCTTGCTACTCAATGAGAGTAGTTTAACTTCAAACAATGGTACAAGTTCACATAACAAAACTCTCATCAAATGCTAAAACTGGTAAAATCCCAGTCACAACAAGTGAAGAGAGTACATGCCCAACTACATGTCCATTCTATGGTGGTTCGTGCTATGCCAAGTCAGGTTTTCACCTAAGAACTCACTGGCAAAAGGTATCAAACAAGGAGCGAGGCACCGACTGGCAAGGTTTAACCGATTTTGTTAAGGCTTTAAAACCTAAGCAATTATGGAGACATAACCAAGCTGGCGACATGCCACACTTTGAGGGACACATAAGATTAGATCTATTAAAAGATTTAGTTCAAGCTAACCAAGAAAGCCAAGCAAGAGGCTATACATACACACACCATAAACTTATTACCCACAACGTGGAAGCAATCAAGTTTAGTAATAACAACGGGTTTACAATTAATGCAAGTACTGAGTCCTTAGAAGACGCAGACAAAGCAATTAAAAAAGGTTTACCCGCTGTGTGTGTTGTTGATAACTCTAAGGATGTACCCACTGAGACACCTGACGGCCACAAGGTTGTTGTTTGTCCCGCTCAAGTTAGAGACGGCGTAACATGTAAAGATTGCGGCTTATGTCAACAGTCAAAACGCTCATGTGTTGTTGCTTTCTTAGCTCACGGAAACAAGGCTAAGGAAATAAACAAAACATTAGCACAATAGATGAATGGTTAATCGGCGGGTTCGATTCCCGCCGCATCACTTGCCAATAATTAATTGGCTAACTTTAAAACTTTTTTATTACTTCCAAAATGAAAAAATTAAACGTGTTAGTTGGTTGCGAGTATAGCGGCGTAGTGCGTGAAGCATTTGCTGCACAAGGACACAACGCTTGGAGTTGTGATCTACTACCAAGCGATACTCCAACAAACAAACATTATCAAGGAGACATCTTCGACATCGTAGATGGTGACTGGGATTTGGCGATTTTCCATCCTCCATGCACCGACCTTGCGATTAGTGGTGCTGCTCACTTCCCTGAGAAAATCAAGGACGGACGACAGCAGCGGGCTATTGAATTTGTTGAACGTCTTTATGATTGCAAGATTAAAAAGATTGCAATTGAAAATCCAGTCGGTGTGCTTAGTACTAAATCTAAACTAGGCAAGCCTACTCAATATGTGCAGCCTTATGAGTATGGGCATTATGAGACTAAGAAGACTGGTCTTTGGTTACGTGGTTTAAATCCACTTAAACCCACAGATATCAAGGACTTAACTGGACTACCTAAGAAAGTTACTCAACGTCTCCACTATCTACCACCATCACCCGATAGATGGAAGATCAGAAGCACCACGTATAAGGGCATAGCCAAAGCTATGGCCGAGCAGTGGGGTTAATCACTCAGAAGCCAGTAGTTAATAGCTACTGGTTTTTGATGAG